CATTTGACTAATCCACTTCTTAGCTTTCGGAAGCTGTGTAGAAGTCATACTGATCAAGGCTTGAGACCATTCGCTTTCGTCTTCGTTACAAACCATAACGTAGAAGTAAGCAGTTTCTGCAATGTAATTACCATTACTTAAAACCTGCTGGCCTCTATCGTTCTTCGTGGTTTTTGCCAAAATTTCGCGGCTATCGTGGCTTTCTACAATACCACCACCGCTTTCGCGTGGTGTCCACTCAACGTACTTCTTTTGATAAAAGCACGGAATGACAACGATACCTTCGTCGCCATCAAAAGTCTCACCAGTAACGCTGTTGTAGATTTCGCCCTGCTGAGCGCCTTCAACATATTTACTTTTTTGCTTATTAAGCTGTGGGCTTAGAGCCTGTAGCAACATAAGATATGGTATCGCCATATCATCTGAAGATACATTTTCAAGACCTGTTCCTGCCGACAACAAATCATCGTCAATAACAGTTACAGCCGAGGCCTGTTGCTGTTTTACAGCTACTTCTTTAGATGCCATTCTTAATTCTCCTATTTGGCAATGGTGGCTTTGGAGCCGGAATAAAGATTGAACAAGTCAACAGGTAAGTCCTTACCCTGTTCAATCTGTTCTCTTGCAAACCCTTTTAAGGTCATGTGGTGTACAGCTTCTTTGGTTTCAGCCGCGATACCATGTTCTAAAAGTGCTAACCGCGCTTTTTCAAACTTATCGTCACCTCTGCCAAATTTCGCTATAACCTCGCGCTTAATTAGATCACCATGACCGTTTTCTACTAGCCAAGCATGAGCTTTATCAGCTTTAGCTTTGGTGATGCTTGCGTTTACAAAAGGTTCGGTTTTGACTCTCGAGCCATCGGCTAGTTTAACTTCAGATATACCAGCCTCTGCCATTGCGTCAGGAAGATCGTGTTCTTGTACAACCCGAAGTTCTTCCTTTGCAGCTTTCATCTGTTCCTCTAGGTCAGCGACCTGTTGTTGCAGACTTAGCTGTTTATTAGCAAGATCAGCTATTCGACGAATTTCGTCGTCGGATGCCTCGACAGAAAGAGTATTTATCGCCTCGCTCCCGAGGATATCGTCGAGTAAATCACTCATCTATTTCTCCGTAATTACTGAGATTGATTCTTACAGGATAGTAAACCCCCTCTCTTTTATCCCACTTTAGAAGATTAAGTTCACCGAGCTTTTCAGCTACGATAGCGGACGCGGCACCGATAGCCGCTGGATCACCAGACAATAACAAGAAGTCATCCTTAGTGATACCTCTTAGCCCCTCACGCAATCTTTGTACGACAGGCGCAGAGCTGAAAATAATTTGTTTCCGAGGCGGCAGTAACACTTTTATCTTGCCAAAGTCTTTTGCAGGGACAAGATTCCAATACCCAAAATCTTGGATAAGATACACAGTTGCCATTCTTCTTTCTTCTCCTTATTTTTAACTTATATATTTCTGGGCAGTTTTTAAAGCGGTTTCTTATGTAAAAGCTAATCATAATGTCATAATGTCATAATTTAGTTACTAAGCCGTTGTTTTAACTTCGTAACCATACTATGATATATGCTATGAGATTATGAGATAGATAAGCCGTCGCGAGGGATTTCGTCGTTCTGGGAAAAGTTTTCCCTCAGATATAGTATATACGCGTCTATATAGCCATTGATCTTTTCAGCCATTTCGGGGTGTAAATCTTTTACATCCTCGTCTAACTTCTTAGCGGCGTTTTCAAATACATCGTATAAGAGCCAGTTACCCATATATATTTGTTCAAGGCAGTAGAATATAAGTTCAACCCTGTCTGCAACTTTAATAGCAAACTCGTCATAAGCGGAAGCCACAGTATCAGGCCAGCCCATCTTCTTTAAAAACTCCGACTCCATCCATTCTAATGTGCTTTCTAGTTCTGGGTTAGCCCACTTTACATTCGCGGGTACATCCCCTGTACAGACTTCTGCTACATCATGTCTTAGGGCGAATACAAGAGTTTCTTTTGAAACCTCCGGAAATAAATCAAGAAGGATCATAGCTACGCCCCATGTGTGTGCGGCAACACTTTGCTCTTCGCCGTTCATAGGGCGAATATGCAACCGCCGGATGCGACCAGCCATACGGGTATTATAGATTTTCTCTTTTAAATCATACATGTCGATGTCTTTCTACTTTCTAAGTATTTACGCGCTAGAGTTAATATAGTAAATTACCGCGTAGAAAGGTAGGTATATTTTTATGGGTTTCGTATTTAAAACTAAACCCTATGACCATCAGCTAAAAGCCCTCCAAGAATCTTGGAAAAAGGAGGAGTTTGCGCTGTTAATGGACATGGGTACTGGTAAGTCTAAAGTCCTTATTGATACTATCGCGGCGTTATATGACGCGGGGAAAATTGATTCGGCTCTTATCTTAGCTCCGAAGGGCGTATACAAAAACTGGGTAGGGAAAGAACTACCCACACATATGCCGGAGCATATAGAAGCCAAGACTGCGTATTGGGCGTCCCCATTGTCTAAGGCACATAAAGATGCTATACGCGAAATTTGGAAGCCTAACTTCGACCTGCATATTTTTGTTATGAACATAGAGGCTTTTTCAAGCGGTAAGGCTGAAGATGTTGCGGCAGGGTTTATACGAATGCACGGCGGGAAAACGCTTGTAGCTATTGACGAATCTACCGTTATTAAAAACCACAAAGCAAAAAGAACCAAGGCCGCTGTACGAGTTGCTAAATTAGCTAGGTACAAGCGAATACTGACTGGCTCACCGATTACTAAGTCACCCTTGGACCTTTATTCTCAGTTCTTGTTTCTTGGCGAAGAATTACTAGGCTTCAGATCTTATTACTCATTTTGTAGCCGTTACGCTGATATGATAAAACGAAACGGCGGAGCGCATCAGTACAATCAAATCCTAGGTTTCAGAAACTTGGATGAATTAACTAAATCTATACAGCCTTTTTCGTACCGCGTAACTAAGGAAGAATGTCTTGACCTTCCTGAAAAGAATTATATCATGCGGTCTATCGAACTAACTCCGGAACAAAAGACGGTCTACAACCAGCTCAAGAGTAGCGCGGTTGCTTTGCTAGATGATATGGAAATGGTATCGGCTAATGCAGTTATTACACAGCTTCTTAGACTGCACCAAGTAAGTTGCGGCTTCGTAAATACAGACGAAGGAAACACTGTTGAAATAAAGAACAATAGACTCTCTGAGCTTATGTCTATATTAGAAGAAGTAAGCGGCAAGGCGATTATCTGGGCTAACTACCGACACGATATTATGGCTATAGAAGAAAACATAGCAAAGGTCTATGGTCCAAGTTCCGTGGCTTCTTACTTCGGAGATACGGACGGGGAAAAGCGGCAAGAGATAGTAAACGATTTCCAGACTAAAGATGAGTTACGGTTTTTTGTTGGTCAGCCAAGAACAGGTGGTTATGGCCTTACATTAACTGCCGCTTCAACTGTAGTTTATTATAGTAATAATTATGATCTTGAGGTAAGGTTGCAATCCGAGGATAGAGCGCACCGTATTGGTCAAACTTCCTCTGTGACCTATATAGACTTAGTCGCAGAAAAAACGGTGGACGAAAAGATAGTAGGCGCACTTCGCAAGAAGATAAACATAGCGACAGAAGTCTTAGGAGAAGATTGGAAAAAATGGCTGATTTAATCGAAGAATTTAAAACGATACGAAAGACTTCTGGTTTAAGTCAAAAAGAAGTTACGGACGGTACAGGTGTTAGCCTGATAACAGTATACACTTGGGAGTCTAAACAAAGACAACCAACGCTGGCTAACTTCAATAAAGTCCTAAATAAGATGGGTTATGAAGTTTCTATTCAACCGCTCGCATCCGCTGAACAAGACGCTCAGCACGGTTAGTTACTTGACGATACCAACGTGAGTCGACCATCTCATCTGCGGCTTTTTGCCAGTCTTCATTATCTACCGCATCCCTAAAGTTTTCAAATTTAGAAAGCCTAGGGTAGCCAAGATTGAAGCACATGTTAGCGCAGATTAGCTGAACTTCTTCTGGGCAAGTATCAAAATATTCGAACAAGTCATCGCAATCTTCTAAGACCATTTCTATATCTTCTTCGAAAATTTTCTTTACTCGTTCCTCAGATATTGGAGTGCCAACTGGCTCTCCGAACTCTTCATCTTGTTTAGTAATAAGATGTCCAATACCGAAAGTTGGGTAGCCTAAGTGGTCTAAATAGATTTCATACTTACAGCCTTCGTCAGCTTCTAAGTCTTTTCTTAACTGATCTATATTCATTTTGACACCTTCTTATATTTCTCAAACGTCCGCATACCCCCTAAACCGAGCATGCCTAACAAAATTGTCATAAGGCTGTCCATGTCAAAAGCTGGGTACTCAACAGGTGGAATACCCATATACGCTGTAATAACGTCTGCTGTTGGGAAAATTAAGAAGTGAGCCAATAGAGCTACGCCACACGTCCAGCCGATAAATGGACGCCAACCAGCTACAAAAATACTACGGCTTTGGGCTTCTGCTTTATTGATTTCTAATTGACCTTTTGCAAGCTCTTGAGCATGGCGCTCGGCCATTGTAGCTATTTCATGAGCAAGCTGGTTCTTCTTATCTTTATCTTCAACAAACTTACCAATAAGCTCAGTAGCGGGTCCAATAAGTGCTTGTATCATTGCGTCAACTTTCCTTTTGGCATCGGCCTACAGCGCCAAGATTTTGCCTTATGTGTCTTCATATATTTATGCACATCTTCGGCCATTTTAAAAGCACGAACTTGACATTTTTCTTGAGTAGGATACCAGCTTTGGTCCTCTAGCTCAACACATAAAGATGGGTTGGCGAGGTAACAGGCCATAACGATAGCTTGCCAAGTCATGATTCTTTTTTAGGCGAGGCTTTATGTTCGTGACCCATCCAGATACCGAAGACGCCAGTCATGACGCCCATAACGACAGATACAAACGCGCTTTGGGAAGCGGTTGGCTCTGGTAAGGCCATAAACCATTCGGCGCACCGCCAGCTCATTGCTGTAGAAACTAGCATCATAAACCTTGGGAGGATTTTCCATTCTAAAAACTTATCTACAGTCATGATGGTTCCGCCTGAACAGACATTGCTAGGAAGATAAATAACCCGACAGATATAGCAACAACAGTACCAATGACCCCCGCCAGCTTTAAAGCGTCTAACATTTCTTGACGCTCTTCCATGGCTTGTTTTCTAGCTCTAGCGGCGGCTTCTTTTGCTTCTTGTATGCGTTTAGCTCGCTCGTCTAAGATACCTTGCCACGTTCCCGGACCAAATCGCAGATCAACAAGAGTCCTTATTTCTTGCATTTTTTCAGCGGCTAGTTTAGAGTCAATAACTTCTTTTGCTACGCTGTTAACACCAAACTGATCGCCAAGGCTTACTGACCCTGCTTTCTTATTTCGAAGCTGTTGTACTTCTTTTTCTCCTCGAAACAGATCGTCTATCTGGCCAGCAATATCGCCAATATCTTTAGCGGTATTGATATTATCTTTTATGAACTTTACTGATTGCTGAACAAGAGCGATACCAGTGAGGACTTCAGCTACGACCATTTTACCGTGCCTCTAGTTCATCAAGGATAGCCTGTGCTTGAGAAGGTTTATAAACGTCTAGTTCTGAATTAGATGGATAGTCATATCGACCAAGGAATATACGACCAAGCTCACGATCGACTTCTTTAACTATTGGTCCACGTCTAGCCGACTTAGCCATCTCTGCTAGTTTACGAGGGTCAGAAAGGCCAAGGGTCATGGCGTCTTCGCTAACGCGACCGCGTATTTTGTTAAAGGCAGTAATAACACGACCGGGACGAGTAAACACACCTACATAAGAACGGACGGCCTGTGTTAAGAAATTATTTTCTCTACGAGCGCCCCGTGTAGGTACTTCTGTAAGTGCCGCTTCTACAGCATCAACAACGACCCGTAAGTTATTTACATAATCTTGACCAAACAGTTTACCTAGTTTGTCCTTGTTACCGTCAATATATTGGCGCATTTGGTCAGGGTCAATAACCTCACGACCGTTTATAGTTTTTGTACGACCAGCCGCTGGGTCAAACATATCTTTATAAACGAAAGCCTTGAAAGTATCTTTAAGACCTTCATCTTTATTTAAAGAAAGCAAGACTTCATCAAATCTTGAAATACGGCCCTTCTTCCATGTTTCTTCAAAGATACGCTCTGGCTCTAGGATTTTACCGCCACCAAGCTCAAGTTTATTATTTATTTCTCGTAAAGCTGCAGTCCGACGAGCGTTAGCTTCAATTACTCTGTCAGCTAGCTGTGTAGCAGAACCAAGAGCGTTTCTTTCTGCAGAGCTAAGATACGATTCCATAACCGCGCCATATTCGTCAAGGAACTTATTATGTGCGGCTACATCAATTTTAGTAATAGACCCCGTCTTAGGATCACGCTTTACAACAGTATCTAGCCATTTTTTGCGTATGGTTTGTCCAACCGTAGCAAATAAATCTGCGTTTTCTGGTAGCTTTAGTTCGTCCGCAATGTCAAGGGCGGCGGTGCGGCCTAACCGATCTTTTTGAAAGACCATATTAAATGCGGCTTCTGGACTTTTAGCTGTACGAAGTTTAGCAACAGCTGATTTTTGTACATTACGAAACTTTGTAGAAAAGTCTGCAAACTGATCGTCTAAAGCCCGCAGCTCGTCAGCTAACCCCGGAGGTGCATCTCTGCGTGATAGTACCCGACGTCTTGTTTCTTCTAAGGCGTCTACCATCTTAGAAAGAGTTTCAGGATACGGAGCATCCTCTCCGCTTAATGTCTTTCTGTAGGCTTGGCGCTCAAGTCTACGAAGATCGCGGAGGTTTTCGTTAATTGTACGAAGCGAGACTTCCTTTACTGAAAGAGCGCCGCCGCGTTCACCAGTTACAAAGTTCTTATAAACTTTTTCAACAACATTACGTTCTGCGTCATTCAAGAAAGGTCTGTCGCCAAAAGTTTTACGAATATCAGCGGCAAGACGAGCCGCTTCTGATGGCTTAATACCAACAGTTGTTGAATCAAGTGTATTGCCTGTAGCCGCTGTCCACCGCGTAAAGACATCTTCATATGCTTTACCGATAGCGTCTGCAGCTTTTTGATAAGACTCTCCGATAGCGTCTCTTGCAGACGTACCGACTTGCGAGGGACTAGCTAAACTTTCTGGTAAGTTTACCGCATCGTCTATAACAGTTTGAACATTAGCAAGCTCTGTATCTAAAGTACGTTGAGCTTGTTGACCAAGTGTTTCAGCTTGAACAATAGCTTCGCGTTGAATCCCAGTTCCAAGAGCCGCCGCCTCTGATTCACCCATCCGCGCTGAAGTACCCGCAACACCAACAGGCATTGTTCCACTTTCAGCCGCTTCAGTAACAGCTCGTTCTGCTTCGAGTGTTCTAGTTCTACTTGGTGTTAAAACACCTTCCGCAATATCTCGCGCAGGGGAGGTAGCCACCTTTGCTTCTTGAGCCGCTAATTCTTCTGCAGAAGCCTGAAGAATACCGCGTTCGGCAGAAGAAATAGATTGGTCTTTTGATACTTGTTCTAAAAGCTGAGCAGAGCTAGGCATAACTCCTTTTTCTGCGGCTGTTTTACCAGCTGGAGTTGCCATATATCTTTCGTATGCTCGTAAGAAAACTTCTTCGTCTATATCAAACTGAAACTTAGGATTAGCCATACCAAGTGAGCGTAGTACAGGTTTAGCCATTTTAAATACAGCTTGACCGCCCAGACCGAAAGCAGCACTCAGCCCGCCTTCTTTTAAGGCTTGATAAACTATTTCTTCATCGTTAACTTCAGGCGCAAGATATCCTTGAGACTGAGCGTATTTCAGCCTACCAAAAGATGTTATTGTCGCCGCTAGTGCCGCCGCCGCAATAGGCGCACCCGGAACTTGACCAACACCCGGAACCATAGCAGTCCCGACACCCGCTGTGACTTCAGCCGCGATTGGCAATAAGGTATCAACTGAAACGTCTGCTATGTCGCCCTGTATATCTTTTATACCAAAAGCGTCAAGCACGTTATATTTGCCGTCGAATCTTGGGTCTTTGAACTCAAGCCGTTCGCTTACAGGACCAACACGAACAGCAAAGTCATAGTCGTCATTGACTAGACCTTTATCTTTAAAATACCGCTTTAAATTATGTTCGACATTTTTAGTTTGTAAGTCTTGGTCATAGACAGAAGCGGTACTTAAATCAAACCGAAGACCAGTCGGTGCGCCTTCATTTAATACGCCAGCTCTTTGAAGTTTCGTAGCCATAGACTCGCGCATAGGTTGAATAAATTCATCCTCCGGCGACATAAAGTCTGCTGAATATCCTTGGCCTTCAAACCCTGTTGGCTCTGGCGGCATAAAGAAAGGACCACTAAGAGCATTAGGATCAGCATTAGGTATCGCTCCGCCAGCTCTAGCTTGAGCCGCAGAAGAATCTAATCTTTGCAAGATCAAAGGATCAAGGTCGATGATATCGTTTTGCGCCACTACTGGTTCCTTGCTCTATACTCTTTAATTTCAGCTAATATGTCTGCAGGAATTGATTTAACAATCATATCTAACTGATCATTAGATAAATAATTTGCGTCTGACGGGTCTAGCTTATTACGAGCCGCTGAATTATTAAGAACACCTATATAATTTAAAGCGTTTGACGATAACCCTGTTGAACCTTGTGGAGAGTCTACAGCGCCGCCGCCATCACCTCGATATTTATCAAGACCTTGCATTTTAATACCCGCACCGTCATAAATAACTCGGCTACTAAGACCTTTTCTAATACCTTCGTTCTTTTTTAAGAAGTCGTTTACGTCAAACGCTGTGCGCTTTGCAATACTCTCGTCATCTAAGCCTTCAACATCTTTTAAATATTTTAGATTTCCGGGGCTTTGGTGAAGTTTATTATAGCGTATAGCAAAATCATTAGTAGCTGTTGTTAAGGCTTGGTTAATACCAGTAACAAGTACGTCTGGATTACCAAACCATTTACCTTCTGCAATATCACCGCCACCGAATGTAACAAGAGCTGCCGCAACGTCTTTATCTGTCAGCTTACCTGTTTCTCGGCTACCCGCTAGAGCGTATGCAAAGCTCATAAGTTGGCTTCGCAGTTCGGTGTTGCCTGCGGTAGCTTTTTCAAAAGCCTTAAAAACTTGCCCTACGCTATACTTACCTGCTCCAAGCCCACCTGACACAGCTCTTTCTGTACTGCTTCGCATAGAGTCTGTAATATTCCCACTAAGATAAGAACCTTCGTTGTCAGAAGCCTTATCACCAAAAGCGTTTATTACAGTGCCGAGCTGGCCTCTAACACCACCAGAAAATTTACCAAGTAATGCAAAGACACCAGTTGAATCCGCAGGAGTTGGTGTAGAAGCCAAAGTTTGAGAAAGACCGTCGGCTAGACCATAAGCTGAAGCAAGAGCGTTAGCTTGTTTACCTAATTCAGTTGCTTTAGAAATTGCATCGGCTTGTTGGTACGCTCCAGCCGCGCCTTCGCCAGCCGCAACCATTTGACCGTCAGCAAACACATAAGATAAAGGAGCTTTACGAGTTGATTGTAAATCAATAGCACCTTGAATAGAACCAAGCTGTGCCTGTAGCCTTTTCTTTTCAGTCTCGTCAGTTGTGTTTAGAATAGCTCTTTGAAGCTCGTCTCTTTGAGTTAATAAACGAGTAATACTATCTTGACCGCCTACAGACTTTTGTACACCAAGGACGTTTGTAAGCGCCATATCTGTTCCAGCTTTAGACTTATCGCTAAAACCTTCAACCTTGTATTCCTTGCCCTGTTGAAATTCTTCAGGGAACCGATTAGGGAACTTAGCTTTATATGCGTCATAAGTTTCCTTATCAGTAATAGTAAAGCTAGACTCTACAATATTCTTAGAATTCGAAACCTCATCAAGATTTAAGCCCTTGCTTTTTAGTAAGCCGAACATAGTAGACGCTACATTATCTGGCTCAACGCCTTTAAATACATCAGCGTTACGAGCAATAATAGGAAACGCTTTAGCTTTTAAATCGTCAGAAAGAGTATTTAAAGTTTGAGTAATTGCCGTACCACGGTTTTTCGCTATAGTGGCATCTATTTCTTCTTCTTTTTGAAAATACTTTGCCATGTCCAGACCAAACTTTTGTTGATCGGTGCGAAGTTTACTTAAATTTTGACGAAGCTGGGCGGCTAGCGTAGCTCTTTGTTTTTCATCTTCACGATAAATACCAAAAGCTAACTTATTAAGAGTGTCTGAACGCGCACGTTTTTCAGCGCCACGTTGTTTAGCAACAGCGAATCCTTTTTGTCCAGCGGCTCCAAGGTCAGAAAGAAACTCACCCTTACCGCCCTCGCCTTGTAGTAGGCTTAAACCAACAGTTAAGGCAACATCTGCCCAAACAGGTGTTTCTTTATCAGGGTCAGTTCCGAAGAATTTATTAACTTCTGCCCTAGCTTCGTCAGGTGTTGTTTTATCATTGAGAATATTTGCTAAAAGATCAGAAGTAGCTTTTTCTTCTTCAGCTAGTTTAGTTGATGCACCTAAAATTTTAGCCAAGTCAGGATTAGACCTGTACAGTTCTTCCATCGCTGGGTCTACGTCATCAGGATTATCTGTCGCCATAGAAACGATCTTTTTAGGATCAGCGTTAGCTAGGGTTGGCCCAAACATTTGAGTACCAATATCCATCGCTTGTTTATTTGTCAGATTATCTAAAATACCCGCGCTTGTAGGCTGGTTTTGCGGTTGCGCACCAGCTTGGCCCTGTATTAAATCAGCTAGCGACATCGGCTGTTGACTAGCTTGATTAACTACAGATTGTCTAAGGGTTGGCTGTTGCTGTGTTAAAAACATTGATTTAACAGCGGCAGGAGTCAAGGTCCTAGGATCAAGTACCATAAATCAACTCCTATGCTGTTTTTGCTAATGGGTTCCAGCCCAAGTTACCAGCTATTCCTAATCCTGTTGCCGCAATACCAGCGATCTGGCTCAATGGGCTTTGGCTAGGAGAAGTACCAACCGACAAGGAAGACTGTGTTGTTGGGACGCCTCTAAGTATATCACTAAAGAAGCCAATACGCTGATATGGCTCATACATCTGCTGTAGCGCAGTAGCTCTTTGTGCGTCAAGTATAGCCTGATTTTGTCCTTGGTAAAGTGACCCAATACCCAACAGGTTTGAAATATCTTGTTGACCAAACTGTTGGCCAAGACCCGCTAAGTTAGCTAGTTGACCAGATCTTTGACCAACTAAGTTTTGAGCGTTCATAAAACCAGCTTCGCGAAGTTTAGCAGAGGCGTCTGCAAAAGCATCAAGCCCAGCTCGGCCAATTTCGCCTTGAGCGATACCCGCCCTAGAACCACCAAACGCCCCAGCTGTAGCGGCTTGGCTCCCAAGCATGTTTTGTTGCATAGTTGTTTGACGCATTATGTCTTTACCGACTTCGTCGATAACACTTGACGTAAATGGCGACATATACGCCTGATATGCGTTTGGATTAGCAGTCATACCCGTAGCCATATTCAAATATGGTTGGTACGCACCAATCCCAGAAGTAGCCAGTGAGCCAGCGTATAGTTGCTCAGGAGTTAGACCTGCAACTTGAAGAGCCGGAGTAGTTCCACCAGTTTGGGTTTGCTGATACGCAGACTCAAGTAACTTACGAGTGTAGTCCTCCATAAATGGAGCGAGTCTGGTAATATTCTCTACGGTTTGAGTTTCAGCCATATTTTACTCCTACGCCATCGCTCTAGCGTTTTCATCGAAATCTTTTTCAAACGCTCGCATTATGCCCATCATAACTTTAGCCCCTTTATCCGGATTATTTTGACCTGATGGGTCTGCCCCAGCGACAGCTTTACCTGTCATTACAAATTCTGTATTAGATAAAAGTGTTGGTATCTGGTCGTCGGTTGGACCCCCTGGACCAGTTACATAACCACCTGTAGCCATCGCTCTCATAAACATAGGACGGCCAAAAACATCGCGAGGTACGGCGTTATAATTTGACAAAATACCACCTAACGCTGGTAACTCAGAAGATGGAGTAATTTGAGAAGGTCCAAGGTCCATCAAACTAGATTGAGGCGGCGGAGTTAATTCAGCTGGTAGAGGAGGGTTCTCGCCTCTTGCTACTGCCGCATAGTATTCACTAACAACGTCTCTACGATCTGGCTGGGCTACTTCTTCTGGCTTAAACATATCCATAAGCGATTTACCCGCCATAGGCGCTAATGCGGCGGCAGCTAATGAGCCTACTCCAAGATTAGCTATTGACGGCGGAAGCGCACCAGCAATACCTGAAGGAAGGACATTACCTAACGCTCCAGCAGATGTCGGACCCATTTGTCCAGCTAAAGGCGCACCCCCGCCGAATGCCTTATCCGCCATTGGTCCTAGGTACTTAGCCCCAGCAAAACTAAGACCAGCGTTAATAAGTGCTTCTTCCGGCGACCTGCCAGAAGCAAGACTTCCTAAACCAGAACCAATAGCGGCACCAGCAGGACCACCAATAGCAAAACCGACTACCGAACCAATCATAGGCGCGGCTTTTTTAAGAACCTTACCAACCTTTTTTAAGAAAAACTCAGGCTGGCCAGTGTCAGGGTTTATAGAATTTAAAGCGTTGCCGACTACATATCTTTCAGGGTTTTCAATACCAATAGCTCTCATCTGTTTGAACAGACTAGCTTTTAAAGCTGGGTTTTCGTCAAACACTTCTTTAGGTATAACTGTTTCCCCTTCAGCGGCGTGAACGATATAATCGTCCTCGTACCTGCCGAGAGAAGCCAAACCTTTGGCTACGTTTTCATATGGGGCTACTTGCATATTTATCACCTTAATCGAAACATACTATGATTTTGTACATTAGGCAACCTTTACTGTACCTGCATCATTATACAATGCACCAGTTTCAAGTCCAGTGGCGCTTGTAGGCAAGTCAGTTAGTGTTATTCTTGTGCCGCGCAACTCACCGGGGTTGCGTTCCTGTTCAATAAATACTTCCAGCGCACGGATTAAATCCTGCATGTGCTGTTGCGAATACTCTAACGGCGCTTCCGGTAGCCTTGGTGGTGCAATCTGAGAACTGGACATTAGCGTCTACCGTCCTGTCTAATATCCACGCGGGGGCTTCCAAGTTTCCATTTTGATTCTAATGCGTTAGATTCTACACGAATTGCAAAAGAACGTCCACGAACACGAAGATCTAGCTGATTTGTAAATTCTTCAACAGGGCTTACGGCTGTTCTTGATGTAGTCCCCGCCGCTGTATTACCAAAATCTTCGCCCGGAAAATTACGCGCCTTGAGCGTAAAAGTAGCCTGCGGCGAACTAATCGCAGTCGAACCAGTGAAAGTAAGATCCGGTATGACGCGGCGGATGTATGCAAAATGATCGCCATCGCCAAGATCCATCGCCGCTGACTCTATGAAGGAATCCATAGGCTGACCATCGTCATCGTAACCAAATTCATGGTTATATAAATACCCGCTTTCTGCTGCAATTGGGAAGTCCCTTGTGCCACGATCCAACCATGCTGTTCTACTGAGTGTTCCAAAATACCAAATTTTGTCGATGTAGTTATACACGACATACCTGTCATTTTCTGATGATGCGGCGGACGGATAAAGCCAAAACACCTCACCAAACTCACTGTTAACTGCGCCGTAGACTTTATCAAATTCAGCCAAGTTAATGTCGGCGAACACTTTGTCCTTAACTGTACAAGGTAACTGCGCTGTCTGACCAGCGTAGACATAAAAGTTATCTAACCCCATCCAGAACACAAAGTCTTCCGTAGCTACTGCCGCGTTAGGGCCAATGATAGTAATGTTGTTGGCAAGCTGTTGCAGACCAAAAGTAAATGGTGGCCCGATGAACCGGAGTGAAGTGAGCGCCGTATCTGTCCACACCAAGATCTCACGTTTTGTCTCTATTGCCTTAACAAACGTAGACCCAGAACCAAGGCGCAAGTCGCCAGCAGTATTAGTCGCGGATGGATACCAGTCTAGCGG